CCAGCACCGCCTTTACCAGCGATGATCTGCACAACACCGGCGTTGTCTTTATAGTACAACTTGCCGTCGGTGATGTTGATTGCCAACTCACCATTGACGAGGTTAGCGGCCAACGGCGCTGTAGCCGCTGTGGTGCTGTAGTATAACGAAATTGGTGTGTAGCCTGTAGCTGCCATTTTTATTCCTTATTAAGGTATGCTAATACTTCTATTGGTTTTACAAACCGGTCATTTTTGTGTTCGGTGGATTCCCACCATAAAAATTGATTTTCTGTTAAATATGACCGGTCTTTTAACAGATTGATGTTTTCTGGATGTCCAAATATTAGTGGATCAGATGGGCCCCATAACACAATGCCCGAAACACCTTCATCCCATGCAAGATGTTGGAAAAAACTATCTACACCAATCCATGTTTTGCATTGCCATAACAGTTCTCGCAATGCTGCAATTGGTAAATTCTTTCTAAAATCTGGCACAAGCTGTTTTTCACCTTCAACACCAACTTGTACAACGTGCATAGTTTTTTGCAATTCTTGTACAAGTAGTTCCCAATACGGATAGTTTTTTGGGTTTTCTTTATTTGTTCGCAGTTTTTGGGCGTACGGCGCGATGATAATCACAGATACAACTTCCTATATGCGTCTTCTAAACTGCCCTTCCAATTCCACTGCGCCATCTTTTTATAAATGTTCCAGCAATCAATATCACCGAACATCCTTTGTGCCATTTCAATCGAATAGCCGGGAACTACTTCAGAATAGCATGTAAAAACAAGGGGATTGCGAACACTAGGCAAAACGTGGCTAAAGACAATATGATCCCCAAGACCAGAATTAAGCACCACAATAGTGTTGTCTTTGTGCTTGAGGATATTTTTAAATATTTGCTCATCATGCTCAAACATCTCCATTTTAGAACCATCACGAATACCGCCTTGTGGGTTCTTTAAATGCCATGTTACTGCGTTTGGTACTGCTAATAGTTTGTAGCCTTTGTGATGCAGACTCCAGCTAAACAGCGTTTCTTCACGGTGGGCAACTCGAGAAAGTCCCAAGTTATAATCGCAAACGCCAGCTCTATAAATAAAACTGCAATACAAATGCTCAACTTCTTTAACATCTTTTATTAGCCCCCACTGAATGTTAGGCTCGTTTTCAATGTTGACAATTAGTCCAGTTGCTTTTAAATACTCTGGCATATGGGGTGGGTTTAATACTGAACCGCCAACTGCACCAACATCGTCATTAATATGTTTTGCTAGATTTTCTAATACATTACATTCGGGTACTGCATCATCATCTACACGCCACACCCAATCGTAACCCATCGTGTTAGCTTGCTGGTGGATGTGGTGTTGGCCTTTTTTACCAGCAAACAACCACTCCCACTCAATTTTCTTTGCTGCTAATTGCCAAAACAAGTTTTGGTATAGCGATTCTTCTCGCATGTCTTTGGGTTCATCATTATCATCAAAGATAACCAGTTTGTCGACTTTGCGAGTCTGGTTGATGATTGCCTCTAAGACCATAGGCAATGTGCTAAAATATCTACCGCGCGTGGCAACACTACATAAAATTTTCATGCAGCTATTATACTATTAAAATGTACCGCCAGTAACCCCGCCAGTGATTGCTCCAGTAATTGCGTCAATCGTCAAACTGGTATTTACATACACTGCTTGGCTGCCCGATGTGCCAGAAGAAAAATGCACATAACCGGGATTGACTGTGGTGTTGGTAGCTACTGTAACATTGGTTGGTGTAATACCACTATAACCTGATATACCGCTATAGCCAGAATAGCCGCTGTAGCCACTATAACCGCTTACGCCGCTGCCACTAAATCCGCTGATACCACTAAATCCGCTGATACCACTAAATCCGCTGATACCAGAATAGCCACTGTAACCAGAATATCCACTTACACCACTACCGCTATATCCGCTGATACCACTAAATCCAGATATGCCGCTGTAGCCAGAAAATCCGCTGATACCACTATAGCCGCTGTAACCAGATACACCACTACCGGAATAACCAGAGAATCCGCTGATACCACTATAGCCAGAGTAGCCACTATAACCGCTTACGCCAGATCCACTAAATCCACTAATTCCGCTATATCCGCTGTATCCGCTAATACCACTGTAACCACTAAAGCCACTGTAGCCGCTTACGCCAGATCCGCTAAATCCGCTAAATCCGCTATATCCAGATATGCCACTGAAACCGCTATATCCTGATACGCCAGATCCGCTAAATCCACTGATGCCACTGTATCCGCTAAATCCGCTGATACCACTATAGCCAGAGTAGCCACTATAACCGCTTACGCCAGATCCGCTAAATCCACTGATACCACTATAGCCAGAATATCCGCTATAACCGCTGTAGCCAGACACCCCACTACCGCTATATCCACTGATACCAGAATAGCCACTAAAACCGCTGATACCACTAAAGCCCGATATTCCACTAAATCCAGATATGCCGCTATAGCCACTAAATCCGCTGATACCACTGTATCCACTAAAACCGCTATAACCACTGTAGCCAGAAAAACCACTTACGCCATTGGCGATTGCCAAAATGATGGCTTGGTTGTTTGTAAACGCCGATCCAGTGGATAGTACTAATGATACTGGAATTGTAAAATAGTTACCAACTTGAGTTGGCGCTGCGGTAATTTTCCATGTCTGCTGATTAGCGCTACTAGTTTGGTCTTGGATGACAATTTCTTCGGTTGCCATCAACAATTCTAAAAAGACAGTAATGTCTACGCCGTTAGCTGCAATCTTACTGACATTTAATTGTGTTGCGCTTGTCTGTGTGGCATTATTCCACAACAGATAATCAGAACCGGGATCACCGCTGGTTGCACTGGTATTGGCTTTGTAAAAGTAGTAACTACTTGATACGCCACTTGCACCACTAAATCCACTAATACCGCTGTAGCCAGAAAATCCGCTGATACCGCTGTAGCCGCTGTAACCAGATTGGCCACTAAAGCCACTGATACCGCTAAAACCGCTGATGCCGCTAAAGCCAGAAAATCCGCTAATGCCGCTATAGCCACTGTAGCCCGATGTGCCAGATCCACTGTATCCACTATATCCGCTAAAGCCACTGTATCCAGAATAACCAGACACACCGCTTGAACCAGAACTTCCAACACCACTATAGCCAGAATAACCGCTATAACCTGATGTGCCTTGCTGACCACTATAGCCAGAATAGCCACTATAACCAGATTGACCTTGTGGGCCAATAACAGAACCACAATCAATTGTAGAGCCGTTGGTTTCAGTAAGGATTAAATGGCCAGAGCTATTAACTGTTGCTGAAACAAATCCGGGAATTGGGCCAATCGTAGATGTTGTGCCATCGGAATAGTAAAAAATGATGTCATAGTTTGGCAACAAAGCCACTGACGTGATTAACTTTCCGGGTACGACAAGATTGGCAATTGCCGAAACAAGTACCTGCTTTGATACGCCTTTTTGTACGACTACCGTTACTTCATTACCTGTTAGGGTTGTAGCTGTCGGTAGCCCTGTAATCGGTTGATCAGCCATTTTCTCTTATGTATAAGTAAAGCCGCCATGACTTGTGGATGTGCCAAATGGCGATATCACAGTAACGTCAGCAAGACCTGCCATATATGCTGGAGTTACGGCTGAAATTTGTAATGAGCTAATTAATGTAAATGTAGCTTGTTTGCCAGCAATAACCACAGAATAAACATCTGTTAAGTTGTTGCCATTAATTAGTATTGGTGTGCCACCAGCTGCTGGACCTGTATTGGGGTTAATTGCACCAATAACAGGATTCAAACTCATTGTGGAGTATGGTGAATTGTTTGCATAAGACAAATCACCAGATGCACCAGAATCGGGAGGAACACCTTGAATAAAGATGGAGTCTGGGCCTTCTGTAAATCCACCCGGCAACAGAATCTCTTCTGGTGTTAAAGCAATAGATACATCTGGGCGCGGAAACCGCAAAGCAATGTTTTCAGTTTGCAGTGCGGGTAAGCGCCATGGGTCAAAATTATCTTTGTCATCTTTGCAGACCCGCATTCCGGGGAAATTGGGATCTGGCATTAACTCGACGTACGGAAACTTCCTGCTGCAGCGATCACAAATCCCTACAGCAAGAAC